GTTAAAATTGGTAAGGGGGAAAAGAGTGGGGGTGTGGGGTGTTGGGGGGTCTCCCCCCCGTAGTGGCTTTGCACACCCCCCACCGCCCTGCCGCTACTTTTCGGCTCGCCCTTGCCTCTCCGTGCTGAATATGCAGAGCCGCCCCCACGGATTGAGGGCATCGGGCGGTCAATGGCTTGCGTGTGTGTCAAAATCCGCAGGGTGGATTTTGATGCACTCGCAAGCAACCGCTCTCCCTCGGCGTGGATTTATCAAGGCGAGGGGTTGAATGACGGCGATGTGCGGTGAGGACGATGCGGCGCGACACGGAGGTGCAGGGTCAAAGGAGCGGAGGGAACTCGGCGTTGTCAGTCGAAGTAGCCGCGCTCCCCCCGACGTCGGAGAACACTTTTCGACGCAGCGCAGGGCACCGAGCACGGGGCGATATGTGTGTGGGGGTGGCGTGGCGTTCACCTCGACCGACAAAACGCGGAGCGAGTGTAGAGGTTGACACTGGGCCATAGTGGAGTCTGTGCATCGGCTGTCCGCACATCGGGGCCTGGGGTGGGGTCGCGTCGCAGACGCTTGATGAAATGGTGGCCGTGGGGAGGCAGATGCAGGGGGAGGCTTCCTCTTCGGGGTGGGTGGAGCGTGGCGTTTGTGCGGCTGCTGCGCCGGACGGAGTTCGGAGAGCCACGGCTCGGCATCGGCGGCTCGGAACAGCAAGGGGTGGTTGCCGGTCAATGCGTGACGCAGACGCGCACGCCACCGCGAGGCAAGGAGCGGTGGCGTGAGGGAAGCGGCGGCGTTTCGGATTGAGAAGTTTGCCGTGGCCGTCGCAGATCCGCAACTCCCGACAACCGACGGCTCTGCCGGAGGTGTCGGGGCAAAGTTGCGGTCAAGAGGGAGGCGGCAATCTTCGTGCCGGCAACCGCCCCGGTCGCTATTCATAAGCGTAACTTGTGGAGCCTATGAACAGCGATGCTCGGAGTTGACGATGTCGTGGGCTGTGGCTTGGAGAATGGAGAACGTGCGGTGCGATGCCGTGGCGCGCCACGCTCCGGGTGGGTCAATTATGCCTCCCCCTACTTCTGCCCCCTGCGGCGTTCAATCCTCTCTGCCCTGCAAGGGCGTTGCACCGTGTGTCCGTCAGTCCGCTTTGGGTGGGAGGAAGGTGGCGTGGCGGCTGCTGTGCCAATGAGGGAGTGAGCGTGGCGGATAGACCTTCGGGAAGGCGGAAAACAAGCAAGGTGGCGGACGGTTGTAGCGAGCATCGCCACAGCCGAGAAAGTTTTTGAAGGGAGGTGCTGACATCGCGCACGCCACCGTGAGTTTAGGAGCGGTGGCGTGATGGAAGCGAGGTCAAGCCGGAGAGATAAATCTTTCGTTCCGCCAACCGCAGCGGTCGCAGTTTACAGGGAGGTACGACCCGTGAACTGCGATGTTCGGGCTTTCAAAGGTCAGATACGCAAGCGAGTGAGTGAAGCCGGTTCATAAGTAGCCGGCGGGCCACCTGACGGGTCGGGGTCAATAAGGACGGGCACGATAAACAAAACGAGCCACCCTCACGGGCAACTCGCTTGCTATCTATGAAAAAACTTACTCTTGGGGTATTTAGGATTAGCGTTTTCGGAGGAAAAGCCATATCAGGACGGCTGCGGCCAGGAGGGCTGCTACGGATATTATCGTGCCGTCGGGCGGATTGTATAGGCGTGTGGTGGCGGTGTGCTCGGTTGATGCCTCAACTGCCGCTTGCCTGTATCTTACCGTATCGAGGGTGTTGTAGGCTTCAACGCTATCTCTATGCTCACGCCGCCGGTCTATCACACGCCCTTTTATGGCTTTTAGCCGGATAATCTCGGGTGCCTCGGCGTATTGACCGGGTCGCTCGATTTCGATTTTCAGGGTGTCGAAGCTAAAATCGAAATGTCTTATGGCGGAGTCTATCACCGCCGTTGTGCGGTGATGCTCACTGTGTGCGAGCGAGTCGGTGGCGAGCGATTTATCAGTGACGATGTTTTTGTTGGTCTTGCAGCCGCAAAGAATGAGGATTGGGAACAGGTAAATGGGAATTGACCGCAGCCAATCAATCCTCAATCTCCAATTACCGTTTGCCTTTATAGTGCGCATAGGTTGGGGTCGTTTTTTACGATGAATGAGGGGCAAGCCTTGTTTGCGAACTCACATTCTGTGCATTGACGGCTGCACTCGGCATAGTTGAAGCGAGCTTCACTCTGCGCTCGTTTGCACGTCAATTCGTTATGTCCGTGGAGGGTGGCCGAGGGATAGCGGCTTTTCAGCTCTTTGCAGAGCCTGATTATGGCCGCACGTTGCTCCGGGGTGCTTGTGTCTTTACCCTTGTGCTGCCAGTCTTTGACTGAACGCGGAGGGCAACCGCCGCAGTAGCACACTCCGATTGAGTGTGAGTTATGGCCGGTGGTGTGCGCCCCTATTTTGGCCTCGTCGCGCCCTTTGTGGATTTTGCCGTCGCGTGTGATGTACCAGTGATAGCCTATGTCGGTAAATCCACGGGCGAGGTGCATCTGCCGGATTTGGTCGACGGTATAATCCTCACCCTCGGGGGTGGCCGAGCAATGGAGGATTATCTTGTCGATGTGGCGAGGGTTCGGTGATGAGCCGATGCCGAGCGCAGCCCACGTCTTGGGGCCAACGATGCCGTCGACGGCGAGGTTATGGGTGCGTTGGAAGTCGCGGACGGCTTCGTCGGTAATTGGGCCGAAGATGCCGTCGGCAATAAGGTTGAGAGCGTGTTGGAGGGTGGCGACGTCGCCCCCTCTGCTGCCTTTACGGATTGTCTGCATTTTGGGTTGATGTGTTATGAGTTGATGATTTTGATGTGTTTTCGTGGTGGCGGCTACTGCCGTATTCATAATGATATTTTAATCCGAACACCGCCCCTGCGAAAGTGAGGATTTCACCGAAAGCGATAAGGACTGAATTGTGGATTTCGCCGGGCGGTGGCACGACAAATCCGGCGATGAGCAGACCGCAACCTACGACAATCAGAAAGACTGCCGCAAGGAGCTGAATGGTCGGGCGATGTTTGCGAATTTCCATTGTAAAATGTTGTGTATGTGGAGAATTATTGTTACCTTTGCATATCAAGATACGTTAAACCAAACTAATTAACCCGGACACCTCTACCTGTAAGTGAAGCCAAGCTAAAAGAACTGTGATACCTATGTCCGTATGCGTGATAGCACTCCGTTTGGGCTATCATTGCGGTGCATTTGCGATAGCACCCCCGCAGGTTTCGGCCTCGGGCTATCGGGAAGCGGTATAAAACAGATAGCATCACCCTTGCGGCTCTGCCGTGAGGGCTATCTTTTTTCGCTCCGCTCACGGAATTGGGAATTTGGGATTGGGAATTGGTATTTGCCAATCCCCGGTTTCAGTTTCCTTGTTCCTACTTTCCAAAAGTCCACTTTTGGGAAGTGGGGTTGTAGATTATCGAGAACTCGGCGAGCGAGCTTGCGAGGTTGGCGGTGGTGATAAGGGAGCGTCCGGGGAGCATCTTCTTTGCAAAGCCGACGGCGAAACGCAGTCGGATCATGCGGTGCTTCTTCGGGTTCTTGGGGTCAAGCAGGGAGATTGTCGAGCGGCCCCAGCCGATAGAGGGGGTGCCGTCGCGGCGTATATGGACGGTGACGAGGGCATCGGGCGAGGTCGAGTAGCCTATGGCGACGGTTGTTTGCTCGGTTTTGGGGTTGATTGAGAAAGAGAGCGTAGAGCCGGATATTTTGACGGAGTGGACGGAGCCGTAGAGGTTCCACCCCTTGCGTTTGTCGCAGTATTTCTTGGTGGCGCCTCCGGCCTCGATTACGAGCTTGTCGCCCCACTGGTTGCGCTTTCGTGTGTGCCGGAACAGGTAAGGCACATACCCGTCGGCGATGAGCTGTTGCGCACCGTAGATTTTCAAGGTGCTGCCAACGACGGCCACGGAGATTTGGGCGGTGTTATACAGCCCTTTGGTGCCGTCGGTCATACCGAGTTTAGCCTGAATTTTTTCGAGCAGGGGCAGGATTTCGGCGATGCGGTTACGGGCGTTGTTGAGGTCTACGACCTGCTGCGCACGCATCGCCCCGGCACGCTCGGTGGTGGCCTGTTTGATGAAAAGGTTGTTTGAGGCGGTTGCGATAGAGCCGTTACCGAGGTCTACGGCCTTGATGTTTGCGAGGATATTGTTGCGGTCGGCAGCCCCTTGCTCAATGGAGCACACCGCTTGCCCTGCGGCCTTGAAGCCGTTGAGCAGGGTTTGAATAGCGGTGACGGTGTCGGACGTACCGGCAGTAGCGAGCAGGTCGGCGATGCGCTGCAAGATAGCACCGAGCGACTCCGGGGAAACGGAGTCCTTGGATTGCAGCTTTCGGAAGTCCGAGATAATCTGCGTGAGTGATTTAACGTCGATAGCCATACGAAAAGCGCCGGTGGCGCGGTTTATGGTTAATAAGTTTATGAGTTTACCGCAAAAGTATGGCTATCGGTTGGGCGGTGAAAAGACAGGGTTAAGAGGCAATATTTTGAGGAATTTATCGTTATAATATCATTATGAATTACAGACTTATGAAAACGATAAAATTCTTGCTCTGTGCGATATTTGTAGTTGCCCTTTCCTCGTGTCATCATACGAGCGAGCCTCTAAATATCCCACAACAATATACCCAGCTGAATACCGTAATTGCACCTTGGCAAAAAGATAATGACCTATTGCCTTGGAAAGGTCAGTTACACACTATGATTATAAATTCCATTGATGATGTATATGCAACGCAGACGGAACGTTTTATTGAAGAAAATCCCAATTGGTTGCAAGTGGATTTTTCAAAAGAGACAATTATTGCTGTCAGAACGATACTGTTTGCTTTCAACCATTGGCAGTATACCTCAGTCACTGGCTTTTATAAAGTGAATTACGACGACGAACCAATAAATTATTACAAGGGAGACTATCAACTTTCATTTATAGAGAACTATACTCCATATTCTGATAAAGATGATGAGGACGAGAGTCAATATCGAATTTATCAGATTGCCATTGTTACAAATAAAATCCCATCTGATGCGAGAGTTCACGTTTCGTGGTCTCAAAATCTTAAAGCGTCAGATGTTTGGGATTAGTTAAGTCACGAAGCGACGGGAAATGTTGCGAGTGAGGGCGTTGCTGACGGTGTCGGCAAGGTCGCGTCCGAGGTTGTCGGCGTAGAAGTCGCGTATGTTCATCACGGAGGCGTAGTATTTGCGGCTGAACCACCGCTTACGCCGTCGGGCGTTGTCACGTCCGAGATCGCCGGGGTTGCCGCGTGGCGTATTTGAGCCGGTGGCGTAGTCGACGAACAGGCCGTACAGGTTAAATGATTGTTCGAGTGTGATAGATGTATATTTGCCGTCGGCGTTCATACGCACGGCAAGCGTCGAGCGGTAAAGTGCGCCGGTGTCTATGACCCCGAGCAGCGCAATTTGCTCGCGCCAAATCCGCACCATAGTCGCATTGAACGCTTTTACATAGCGTTCACGCGCCTTTTGTGCGGATTGGGAATTTGAAATTGGGTATTGGGAATTGGGCATAAATGTTTATCTTTGCGCAAAGATTGAGAATATGGCAGTTATAACTTTTGAAGACCTCGATGCTTGGCGAGAGAGTATGAAGCTCGTCAAGGACGTTTACGCACTCACAAAGAAATTTCCACAGGAGGAACGATTTGGCTTGACAAGTCAGGTGCAAAGGGCGGTTGTTTCTATTCCGTCGAACATCGCAGAGGGGCATGGAAGATATTCTAAATCTGAATTTGCAAATTTTGTGTCTATCTCACACGGCTCTCTAAATGAAGTGAGGACACAAATACGTATTGCTCAAATGCTTGGCTACATTTCCGATAATGAGGCAAATGACATCATAGCCAAATGCACTACTATTGGAAAAATCCTCGGAGGATTGATGAAATCACTTAAACAATAGGTATTCAACGGGTTTCTAATCCCCGGTCACCCATTCCTCTTTACAATAGCGTAGATCTGTAAAACAGTCTACCGCTATTGTAAAGTATGCGCCGGCAGCTCCCGAGAAAAAATAGCGGTCTATCTCGTTGAACGATATTCGGGGGTCGAGGTAGATGCAGTTCTGCTCCAAACGGACTTTTTCGAGTATAAGGCGCGTGGCGAATTGGCGGAACAGCTCGCGCATGGTTGCCATACATTCGGCCCGAGCCTCCATATCTTCGGCGGCGTGTCGCATGGCGAAGAATACGGTCTTGATGCGGCGAGTGCGAGGTGTGTTGTTGAGGTCGGTGTAGCCGTCGGCTACGTCCGACACGCAGACAAATGCAGCGGTGTTCTGCATTTGCGCGACGGCTTCCTCGAAGCCCTCCAAACCGCTGACGCGACAGAAGGTGAAGCCTTCTGCCAGAGCGAGGCGGTTGGTGGCAGTGAGCTTTTCAAAGAAAGCAGCCGCGTTCCACGTTCCTTTGAGTTGGGCTGTCATTTCTTGTTGAGTTGGGAGTTGAGCTGTTTGTACTCACGGGCTTGCGCATTTAACTCGGTAAGTGCGCGGTGGGTATCGAGTGCGAGGACTTCGGCCTCTTTTGTGACATCGCCTTTGGTGAGGGCACGGATTTGTGCGTTCACGGCATCTTCGATGCGAGAACGGGAAATTGGGGATTGGGAATTGGCAAGCAGGTTTCCGTCTTCCGTTTCCGGGTTTCCAGAAAAGAAGTCGGGGTATCGGTTTGCGAGCGAGGATTTGAGCGATGCTACCCAGTAGAAAATGGCGATGCGCTCGTCGGGGGCGAGCGGTGTCTTGATGCCGGGATATACCACCGAGGCGATTTCGTCGAGCAGCGTATCGTCCTGTGTTTGGAGATAGCCTTGGTAGAGGTTATCGACGATGATGTATTGCTCAAAGGGCACCTCGTCGAAGTCGGCGGCGATGCCGGGGCGGTGTTTGAGTTTTACGGGGCGAATTGGAGAGGTCGGGAGCGAGCCGAGCCAATCGAGGTTCGGGAGCAGTTCAGCGAGTGTGAGCGGCGTTACCTCGAAAAGGAATTTTCCTTTTCGGAGCAGGTAGCCGTCGGTGTTTTGCTTGCCTATAACTTTGGTGCCCGTCCAATGGAGCAAGCAAAGGGTCTTCACCTCGTCGGAGGTGAAATTTTGAGCGAGCAGTTGATAAACATAGCGTAGCTGTTTATCGGAGAGTTCGTGCCACCCCTGCGGCACGATGAAATTTATTGAAATTGTCTGCATAGAAAAAGGGCTTTAACGCACTGCGAAAGTACGGTAAAGCCCTCTATGCGGAAAAGACAGGAGTGTTAATCAGTCAGAACTATGAAAGAAATATCTGAAAAGTGTTCTGCCCCTACTTCTTCACCTTTAAGAATTGCAGGTTTTTCGATAAGTCTATTAGACTCCAAAAGAGCCAATAAATCCCACATTACTTCGTGATAAAAAATAACCTGTGCTTCTTGTTGTGTAGCAATATCATATTTTGATGCAAACAAAGCTGAATGTGACTTGATAACACTGCTTATGTTTGACGCTATTTCATCACATAATACATCTATCTCGTCTCGATTGCCACTTTTAATTATAGGGATAGTAGGTTGACCTTCCGAGTCAACTAAATTCCATTTAAGCAATTTATTTTTGAGTTCGACATCTACGACAGGAAGTTTGCCCTCCATTATCAAATGGGCAAAATCTATCAGGGTTTTATCACTCGGCCAATATCCGAGTTCATCAGTCCAATTTACTTTAAGTGGTCCGTATCCGTTTGTCCCATTTCTTTCTTCAAGTCTTTTATTATACATCGCCCAATAAGCGCCAGCCCAAGTGCCATGACTTTCCATTTGATTTAGTGTAGGAAGTTTTCCGTCAGCCCAAACATATCCGTCGAGCAGATATGAAAATATCAAAGAATAAATCTGAGCGTTATATCCTTGCGCATTAAACGCAGAGATTAACTTTTTAATCTTTGGCGCTATGACTGGGTAGATACTGTCGGCAAACGCTTTCGACTCGGTTCTGATTTCAGCTGTTTGCAATTTGTCAAATATTGGCATTTTGGTTTTCAAAATGCCGTCCGATGATGACAACAAATCACCGACCATCAAAAGTCGAAGTTGACTCTTGTTGTAAGGTATGTTGAGAGAGTCAAGTTTGGACTCTGTCGCCGGAGTCCTGAATGCGCATAATATATCCCAGTTATTATCGGTTATGTATTGACTCGGGTGAAATGAACTGTATGAACAAAATGCTGTTGTAGAGAAATCCTTATAAGGACGACCTAAAATATCATTTGATGATGTTTGTTGAGAATATGCTGTGATTGCTATTGCAACCATGATGATAAAAGCTATTAAATTTTTCATTACACGAAGTTTATTAAATCAAAATACATAGCGCGTGTTTTTGAGTTTTTATCTTTTTCGGATAAAAACATAAAACCGCATTTTTCGTAGAACGGAACAGCAGCGGCATAGGCATCAACGGTAATAAACCGACAAGCACTGCGGCGCATGGTGGCGAACATATGCTTTACCTGCAACAATATAGCCTCGCCAATATGATTACCTGCATAATCTTTTGAAACAGCGAGGCGACCTATCTTCACCGCAGGATATTCCTTGCGACGTTTGGAGTTGACAATCTTACGGTTAAGCCTATTCCAAAATTGTTTTTCTTCGGGGTCAAAAACAATTTTATCATTTAACAGGCTGTAATATGCGACAGTCTTACTTTCCGAATTATCTTCAAGAAGATATGTTAAAGCCATCATGGCGCGAAGATAATTCTTCGCGTCACTAACAAGAAAGTCGTTTAAGTCGACATCACCGCAATCAAACGACTTTATTTCCGTATCGGCTTCAATCTGCCGAAATGTGAAATTGCTAAAATCCATATTACATTTGGAACGTGCTTATAGCCTTGAAGGCTTCATAAGCCTTGCGAGCCGCATCTTTTTCGGATTGGCTGACAGGAGCGGGATTTGCTGTTCTTTCGGCAAATCTTACCGCATCTCTCCCTTTCAGTACGGGGGTTTCTTTGATAGGTCTTGCCATAGTTGTATCTCCTTTTTACTTTATGTATTACAAAGGTACAACAAATTTCTGAATAATAAGGATTAACTGACAAAAAATTATAATACATTTCCGGCTACGGGTATGCGGGTATGCTCAAAAGAAATAGCCGGAGGCTTCTTTGCGGTTGCTGAACGTCGGGGGCGTGAACAATCGGGCGGTGTCGGAGCTGTGCCATTCGGGGAAATTGGAGGGGCGGTGGCGTATGATATTGACAATATCGGCGAGGCGTCGGCTGTTGAACGTGCCTTTTTGCAGATAGGCGATGAGTTGCGCCTTGATTTGGCGGACTACATCGTGGCGGACGGGTGGCAGATTTCCGCGCAGGTTCTCTGCACGGAGCGCTGACATCAGTTCGGGCGACAACCATTCCTCGGCCAACGATGCCTCCAAGTCTATGATTTGGGGGCGGAGTTCGAGGTATCGCTCCCATTTTGGGGAATTGGAAATTGGGGATTGACTGACAATCTCCAAAGTCGGAAAGAGGGTTGCGCCGAAGAAAGCGGCTTGGTCGGAATTGAGCCACCGGCTCGCGCCCGGCAGCTCGGGCAAGAGCGCGGCGATGCAGTCGTCGCGGTGGGTCAGCATCGAGTCGACAAGTCGGTCGACGCGCATCTTTGATGCGGCGACGAGGTTTTGGGTGCCGACGGTGGCGAAGCCGTTGGGCGTAAGCACAAGGTCGAGCGAGGGAATTGCACGGCGCATGGCGTCGGCGACGACGAGCCGGGCGGTGGCTATGCGGATAGGGTTGCTATCCGTGTAGCCGCAGATTGTGTTGTAGGTCGACTCGGAGGTGAAAGTTTCCTTGACCCACGCCTCGGCGAGGTCGAGGAACGGTGCGAGTTTGTCAAAGAGCGGCGTTTCGCCTTTGACTGTGATTAGGCTGTTGGGAATTAAGGCCGTCAGTTCCTCGTTGCTGTTGATTATCTTTGCCATAATGTTGTATCAGGTAAGAGTATTGAAGTGAATACTTTACGCCTTGTCACCCGTGACTTTGACTTCTTTTGCGTCTTGGTGTTCGTCGAGGGTGGTTAATTGGATAAAGGGCACATCGACGGTGACGCCCTGCCAGGCGTTGAATTTGATAATGATGCGGTGGACGGTAAAGAGCAGGTCGTGGTATGGCTTTTGGAGAGCCTGGGCTATGGTGTACAGCTCGCGCTTGTCGGAGCCGGAGTTGTTGGTCTGCGCCTTTCCGGGCACGGAGCCGACGAGGTTACTATGCACTCGCATAGTGAAGCATATCATATTGATAGCTTCCTGTATGTCGGTTTCCCAATCGCCGCCCTCTTTGGTGGCGTCGATTTTGTTTATCACAACGTCGTGCTGCTCCTTTCCGTCGGGAGTGATGTAGAAGGTGGAAAACCACGCTTTGCCGGAGTTTTCCGCACCGGTGAGAAAATCAAGAATTGATTGTTTCTCACGGACGATGCGCTCCTGTTGCTTTCGGCGGTCGGTGATGCCCTCGGCACGGAAAATCGACTCCCAATATTTGGCGGAGATTTCGATTTGGTATTTTATGGGGGCGTGGTTTTTGAGCTTCGCTTCCTTTGCTATGCCGATGAGCTGCTTTATGTTGTACCATTTGCCCCGGAACAGCGAGGCATAGTAAGGTATGGGGTAATATGTGCTATCGACGGTCGGTATTCGGCTGACGATTGCGAATTTTCGCAATCGTGGGGAATTGGGGATTGGGGATTGGGTACCGGGGGGCAGGTTTCTTGTTCCCGGTTTCCGCTCGCGCTCCAAGCGAGCTTGCAGATCACGCCACGGCGCGGAGGGGTCGAGCAGGTCTATGACCTCGATGTCGGAGGGAGAAGCGACGCACTTACGCCAGTTGGCGTAAAGGACGGAGGGGATTTTGCCGACGGTGTCGGCAGGGGCGAAGCGGCAGTAACAGGCTTCTTTACGCAAGAGGCGCACAATCTTTGTGCCGTCCTCGTTGAGAATAAGCACGCTGACGGCAAAGCCGAAGTGCTTGAAGTCCTGACTGACGCCGAGGAAGTATGCGGCGAGGTCGTTGTCGAGAAGGAAGTCCTCGACTTCTTGTTTTACGGCATCGGAGGCGATGCACGTATCATACCGCAACCCTGCGCCATAGCAGACCTCGGCGTTGAAGCATTGGCAGGTGGCGAGGGTTTCGTCTTTCTCTATGAGGTCGAGAATATCGAAAGGCATCTGATTGTCGCCGCCCCACGGGATATAGGAGAGCTTATCGTCTATGAGCGTCGGCACTATGTCGGTGTCCTCACGGAACACCGACTGCGAATTGACGGTAAAGGCAGCGCGGGCTTCAAGTCCGGGCAGCTGCTCCACGGAGCTAAAATTTAGGTCGTCGGGATAAAAAGAGAAGTCCATAACATTGAGGTTGGTGGCTCAAAGTTATGGACGATATGATGAGCGCGAAAAGACGCTTATTTCTTTGAAGTCTTGAAAAATTTTATGCGTTTTAATATATGTCCAATGCCTACCGCCAACATTAAAAATCCAATCTTGCCGTGCACTCCACCAAGAATAGAATGGTGATTAGAAATGAGCCAATGGATAAAGGTTGCGATGCCAAGAATAATGGTTGCGAGAAACAAATACCATAAAATACGCGTAACGGGCTTTTTTAATTTATTAAATCTGGCAAACCAGTTACACCATTTGAAATGGAGATAGATGTGTAAAATAACTAAGAGAGAAAATAACAAGCCAATAAACACATGAAGCCATACCGGCAATAAACCTCTGCTTCCTGTGGCTTCAAGTTGAATACTGGAAGTTAATATGAGTAAACAAAATATTAGTAATGCCCAATTGCAAATTTTCAGTTTTTCAAGATGTTTCATACTACAAAGTTACTTATTTTCTGCGAACTATCAAAGAAAAACTTCGAGGCCGTTAATGCGGAAGATGCAGCAGTCGCGCAGACGGCAGCTGCTCCACGGAGCTGAAATTGAGGTCGTCGGGATAAAAAGAAAAGTCCATAACATTGAGGTTGGTTGCTCAAAGTTATGGACGATATGATGAGCGCGAAAAGACGCTTACTTCCTAATCATATTCAAGGCGGCGTTTATCACATTATCTTCGCCGAAGATTATACTCTCATCTTCCAATACAACTATGTCAGGTTGAATGCCAACACCTATAAATTCTGTACCGTCGGCAAGGCGTTCATGCCGCGTACATATTCTGCCGTAGTAGCCCCAACCGAGGTCTATCATTATAGGATTGCCTGTACTTCCGCCTGTTGGTGTACCCATTACGATACCTCTTTTTGCATTTTTGAATAGAACTGCAAAATCCTCTGCGGCAGAGAAAGTGCAGGCGTTAACAAGAAGTATAATTGGCTTGTCATATTTTGGCACCTCACTGGTGAGCATAAAAAACGGAGTTATCGACTGCGACGGTTCGGAAACAGTATGCCATTTTTTACCCCAAGAAGCATAAGCGGCATCATATCGCGGTGTGTCCCATGCCGCTTGTGGAATAGAGTCGGTGGCCAAAAGCATCATAATTCGTTCCCCGACCTTACTATTTCCGCCATTGTTCTCACGAATATCTATAATAAGGCCGTCTGTGTTAAGTATTTTTTGTTCATATAGGTCAGCAAAAGTTCCCATGTTAAAATCGTTTGTCTGAAACGATGGAATTTTTAGATACCCTATATCACCCGGCAGGGAGTCAAACGAAATTTCCCTACTTGGGTTTACAATACCCCAAGGAGATTGTCGTTGGTCGACAATCTCGAATTTCTCACCGTTACCATTTCTGAATGTCACTGTTATAGCCTCACCACGAGCACCTTTTGTAAGGTTTATGCTGTTGAAGGGATAATAGTCCGACCATTGCTGTGTAGAAGAGGCAATATATGGAACAACATATTTATTGCCATAGTCAATAACTGGCATTCCGTTGATTGCGATTATTTCAGTGCCTTTCTTTACTCCTTTCCGAGTGTATTCGTCGGAGTAAACCCCGGTGACAAAAACCTTGTCACCGATGCGTCTTTGTGAAATAGGAGCATACGTTACATCTGCGCTGAAATTGATGCTTGTGTGACCGTCGTGCAGACGATTGGCGAGAAGTTGAAGCTGTTGGCTGAATTCCTCATCACTTGCTGTGTTGACAATGTTAGGAAGCTCCGCACGGCAAATGCTGTCGAAGTCTTGCGCAAAATTACCATATCCTGCATAATTGTATTTTACCTCCGAAGCAAAACGCGTAGCTATTGCAGCCTTTTGGTACGGCTGCAAATCTGTTTTTGCATAGACACTCAAACCAAGCACTAATGCAGTAAGAAATAATGATAATGATTTCATATTTGATATATCTTTTCTTATATGACGCTCTAAACATGAATAAATTACATACAAAGGTAATTATTTTTTTTGTTAGAGAAAAACATCGAGGCCGTTTATGCGGAAGATGCAGCAGTCGCGGACGCGGCGGCACTCGCCAGAAGCAAGGATTTTGACGTTTCGCCAGCCTCCGTAAAAGGCATATCGCAGGGATATGACGTTGCGGAGTTCGAGGATAGAGCCGTCGCTGCGCCATACTGATAGGTCAACGGGGTCGCCGGAGTTGAGCATCGTGCGAGCGGTTGATATGTGGACTGCGTTCATAGTGTTATGAGATTGTGTGAGGTATTATCGCGTTAGGGATATAAGCCCGAATGGGTCAAGACCATAGGCTTGACGGCTTGCCGCATTAGCCCGACGGCGCTGTGGCGCCGGAACGCCAAAACCATTAAGAGAAAGGGGGTTGGAAATGGGTGTCGAATATGCCGGGAGAGTATCGGGCGTTGAATTTGGGTCGGGTGTCCTTGAAGCGCCAAGTGAATTTCACGGAGTTGGGCTTGTCGTCGGTGTCGGAAAGTTCGGAGGTAAAATCGGTGATGAGGATTGGGAGCATAGCGTCAAAGTCGGTTTCGGCGAGGTTTGAGTCGGTGCCCCAGGGAATACGGACAACGGGAGAGGTAAGCATCTGCTCGACCTGCAAGCACTCGTCGGAGGTAAGAGGCGCGGACTGTACCTCGTATTCCTTTGCGGTGGTGACGTTGTAGAAGCGTGCGGATTTGCCGAGGGTGGCGATAGAGCGGTCGGCCTTGATTTTGTGGGTGGTGGCGTGAGGGAGTATGAGCTGTTCCGCGACGTTGAAGCAGTTAGTGTAATGGAAAGGGAGGGTGTCGGCGAGAGCCGGGTCGACAAATAGGGTCAGAGAACGCTCGCCGCACCGTGCGGTGACGGATAGCAGCGTGGGAGGTGTGGAGGCTTTGGTTGCGGCCTGTATCTTTGCGCGAACATCGGCGAGCAAGACGAACTCACGGTTTATGCCGTCGCCGTGCTGTATCATACCGTTGCCGGAAAGGACGTAGCGGTAGGTGGCGGTGTTGCCGTCGAGGGCGAGGTATGTAGCGTAGATGAAGAAAGCGATTGGCTCGCGGTCGGTGGCGAACCATTGCAGCTCGAAGAAGGTGTCGGGGGCGATGCGCCGGTAAGCGGAGAGGGTAAGGAAGTTTTCGAGGAGCCATTGCGAGGGGTCGTAGAGTCCGAGTGCGCGGTCGCAGTATATGACACGGAAGGAGTGTGAGGCGGCGGATCCGTCGGGTGCCGATGCCTCGATGATAAATTCGGAGAAATTGAGGTCGGGGTTTCCGGCCATATATTGCTCGATGAGAGAAGCGATGTCGGCTACGGTGGCCGAGCCGTTATAAGTGTAGTACCGCTCGTCGAGCAGCACGTCCGCGCCTGTGGAGAGGCGGAAGTCGACGAAGTCTTGGTTGGTGAAGATGCTGACGTCGGGGAGGTCGGCGGAGAGCATCACCGTGGGGGTGTAGAAGCCTATCCGTATCATAGGGGCAAAGTTAAGGAGGGTGGCGGCGAGGCGAAAAGACAGTCAGCGGTCGCTTCGGGAGGAAGCAACCGCTGTGTGGCAGTGGTTAAAGTGTCGTTATCGAATTTGTCTTGTCAATCTTGCAGAGGCGCAGGGTGTAAGACTTGCCGCCGAAGTTACTCTCTACCTTGATGAATTGCTCGCCGTCGCGCCAGCAGTAGAAAAGGGCGAGCCGCAGGGCATCGGTATCGGAGTCGGCGTAGAAGCGCCATGAGCCTTGTCGAGTGAAGCATTTGTATTCGTACATCGTCGTGAGATTTATAAGGTTGGACTTCAAGGGGAGAGAGAAAGAGAGAGGCATTACGCCTCTCTCGCGGCCTCGAAAGCGAGGCGGTCGTAGATGTTTTGGGAGATAACGGCACCGTACCGGGCTTTGAGCAGGTGCATATATCTTATCGCGCTTTGGGCTGTCTTGCAGCCGCACCCTACATTATCTTTTGGAGCCACGCCCTTGAAGTAGACGTACCAGCGGTTGAACTTGCGCTGCGCCACGATGAGCTTTGGGGTGAGGGTCGGCTTGGTATCGACGACGGGGGCCTGGGTCTGCTTCTTCGCACGGGTCGAAGTGGTTTTAGCCTTTTTGTTTTCTGCGGTTTTGGAGGTTTTCTTTGCCATGATTTTGAAGTGTTGGGGGTTTGAGAAGTGAGCCGAGGCTCTTAATTTTTACGAACAATCAAAAGTGCGGTCGTAATGAGCTGCCAAAAGCAAGGGTGATTACGCTCTTGCAGGAGCTTGCTCCGAAAGAGGGGGGAACGTGGAGCGCACACCTGCCCTTGCGCCAGTGAATGACCGTACTAACTTTGTGACGGAAAAATAAGCCCCCGGCTCGCTCCCCCGGACATCTTCAAGGCAAAGGAGGCCGACCGCAGGGAACAATGGCAAAACCGCTCCGTGCGCAGAGGCGGCTCGTGCCCCTCGGTAGGCGAAGCCTGACCCTCGCACAGGCTCGGCGGCGGCAAGTTCGGCGGTGGGGAGTTTCAAGGGTTAGTGGTGAGAGGTTAATGTGGGGTGTAAGATGTCAGCGCGCGATGAGATATTTGCATCTGCGCCCGTGTGGGGTGCGTGTTCCAAAACGGTATGACCGCCCGGGTCGAGGCTGTGGGGGTGGCGCACCGGGCTGCGGCCCCCTCTCCCCTTGCAGTCCAACCTCTCACGGCGTATGGGGCAAATGGTTCACGGTCAAAGCGCGGTGCTTGTCGACTCCGATAGCGATGCGGTGCGGTGTTCCGTTGGGTGGCGGTCGGTGCGGCGGCGAGGGCTATGGGCGAAGGTTAGAGGTCGTTGCCCGGCGGTGGCCGGATTGTATTATGCTGCGGAGGGGGCGAAAGAGCAAAGTGAGAGTTGACCCGTGGGGTCAACCCTCTATCGTTGGGGAGGTGGAGATTAGTATTCGCAGAAGCCTTGTACCATAGTGTAGTCTGCGTCGGGCACCTGGGCTGCTGCCTTTTCCTGTGCCTCGTCGGCTGTCCGGGCAATTACATATACTATTTCGCTTTCGCCGTCGAAGGTGATAACTTCTACTTGATATTCTTTGAGGCGGCGGTTTGTATCGAGGGAGATGCAGCTAACGTATGTCATGGTTTTGAAGTTTTTGAGAGTTATTACTGTGCGCCGGGGCGCGTTTGATTTTTACGCCGCAATCAGGGAACGGTTGAGCCAGTCGGCACGACGGTAGCCAACAAGGGTTCGGGGCAAAGGGTTTATCCCCTGTGGAATACTCTTTTTTATGCTTGCCTGAAAAAAGGAAGATTTTTGCCCTGAACGTGTCTTGCCCTTGTCAGCGTAGGCGACCCGTTCTAACTTTGCGAAGTGAAATATCAACCGTGCTTCCGTGCGTGTTTACAAGTATGACTCCCTCAAATAACTGCCTCGCAAAACTATGATATATGTTTGCCTCCCCCGATGCGAGCCGCTGCATCACACCAATCTATGCCGTGAAGTTATCCCCGACGGCCAAAGCTCTCTTTATTCTTATTGCCCGAACTGCCGATGATGCGCCATAGAATTGCAGCCCTGTGTCCTGTGCAGCCGGAACACCGCTGTAAGGCTCTTGCGAATAGTCTGCCCTCCCGAAGATAGAGGCCGTAATGAACGGTCGCAGTCCTTATCTTTGCGAAGCGCCCCCGGAGTGATACCGCTCTCCCTCGGGGGTGGCCGAGGGGCACGGAAAAGCAGCGGACTCCGGCTCTATCATCAGGATAGATCCGAAGTCCGTTGCCTATGTTAGCGATATACGCCCTCAATGGGTCGAGATTACAAGCTCGACGGCTTGCCGCATTAGCGCGACGGCGCGGTGGCGCCGGAACACAAAAAGAAAATCCCCGACATCGCTGCCGAGGATAATATATGTTGTATGATTAGATGCTGTATGATTATATGTGTCTTTTAGAATTGGTAGCCGACTGATAAGAAGATGCTTTGGCTCAGTTCTTTATTAGGAACCCAGAATTTCGAGCCGTTTTGGAGTGTCACGTTCCTGCGACCGGAATAGTAGTCAAGGTTGGATATGCCATATCCGGCACCAATCACAAAACGGTCAATAGAAAGATTTACGGAAAGTCTTGCGTTCCAGTAAAACCAGTCAAGCCCTTTGTTCGGAAATTTCATATAATCTACGACTGTGCCTACATTACCTTTAATATCATAAATATCATAGGTCAGTGAATTTCTAAAAGGGCAGGCAAGACTGATGCCGGGTTCGGCTTGAAACCACAAGCGAATATCATCTTTGTTTTTGAGCAGGTTCGGAGTTTTGAAGATTACAGATGGCTTGAATATAATCCATGCCACGTTTTTCTCATTATCCGCCAAACTCGCTTCATGCCCGTTTATCGTAGTTGTACGGCTCGGTTGGTTGTATTGTGACGTCAGTTCCATACCAAGAGCAACACCGATATATTTATGGAAATGCCACGCAATAGACGGCTCAATCGTCCAAGCCTGTTCATTGTTTAGATATATGCCACCATAAAGAGTAGCTGTGAACGGTCGCTTTTCTTCCTGTGCGAAAGTTGTCAGAGCAACCATGAATAAGACAAAAAGTATCAACAACTTCTTCATAACCGTTTTATTTGAAAATATCAATGAATAAAGCCAGTCAACAAATTTAGTATTGTTTTTATCGCTGAGTTATGCTTGTTTTCGAGCCAAGTCTTGTTATTGTCAAGTACCTTGTAGTTTAGACACCTTAAACTCAGCATCTTTCCCGTTAATACTTAACTTGACGACAGGATTTGAGAACTTTGTAAGGTGCAGAACTGCAAGCGTATGAAAAATTCATCAGGCGTTTTCATAAATTCCAGATTTTAAGAATACAAAATTAGCGAAAAAATCCGGAATACGGAAGCAATATGCTCACAAACAGGTGTCAAAGCACCCCCGACATAGAGAGGTTGAACGCATCGCGGTATGGAAATTTCTCACAACCGATGTAGAGGGTATCGAAAGCGTCGGTGCCGTCGGTGCGGTGTTCGAGCAGGTCTTCTTCGCTCTCGGCGAGCTTTTCGCCGGACTTGTCTTTGTCGAAGCCGTTGCGGCCACGGCGCACTCCGGCTGACTGTATGGCGAGGATAAGGTCTTCGTTGTTGGAGCGGTTGAAAAAAGGCATCAGGCGTTGCTTACCGGCAAAGGCTTGGTTGATGAGCAGGTATTTTTCCTCCTTGCGCATAGGGTTGCCGAGATATACGGCCTCGACCGTCCAACCGTGGCGCTCGAACTCGTGCACCACCCACCAACGGAAGTCCTGGTCGTTGACGGCGTAGTTAGAGCCGAGGGCGGTTGCATCGAAGTAAAATACTACGGTCTTGTTGCGGTGGGTGGCGTAGTAGCGGCAGAAGTCGTCGATAAGCGCAGGTATCTTGCGCTCGAATTTGACGTAAAAGGATTTAATGACGTTGAGGCGGCGGTCGCGTGGCTGACCGGCGACAATCCAGTTGATATTGGCGTTGTAGTCCATACCGATGCAGATAGGCGCGTCGGGGTCAACGTCGGCGTCGGCTCGCGCATCGAGCGTGGCGAAGTCGTAATCATAGCCGAGGGTGTCGAGGTATTGGTTATCGTTGGCATCGTATTTGTGGGCCTCGCGCATCGAGGAATAAAAACCGTCCTTTGCAATTCCGATCCTCTGGCACAGGATAGAGGTTTGGAAAGTCAAAGGTGTAAGGTCGCGCTTCATCTGCTTTATGTAGTTCTCGCCGAGAAGCTGCAAATTTTCGATTGAGGAATACTCGCGATAATACACGGCGACTGACCGCATCTTGTTAAGGTTGCGGTCGAGGCGGCGGAGGTAGCCTTTGAGGTGAGCCGGAACGGGTTTACCGTTGGCGTTAAGGGAGCGTATGCGTTCCTTGGTGCGCCAAATTTCATATACGGTGCCCTCAATGGTGGCTATCAGCTCCGCGTCCATTTTATCCTTGTAGTGCAAGAACCAGGAGCCTTTGGTGGTCTGCGGCATATCGCTCAATATCATAATCGAGTGATTGAAAGAGTGCTTTCCGAAGTGCGACTTAATGCCGCCGTTGGCCGGTAGCGTTTCGTCTTTGAGTTTGGCGTAATCAATAAATTTGGCTTCATCGACCAACAGCCACGACAGGGTCAGTGAGTTGGAGCTGCCCGGTCGGTCTTGCGAAATGATAACGGCGACGCTGCCGTTGTAAAAGGAAATGACGTGTTCGTAGTCTTTCGGGTCGATGATTGGTTGCTTGAAAGTCTTTGGTGGTTTTCGGCCGACAACATAATGCACCCCCTCGATGAAGCCCCAGCGTTTCCACGCGGCGAGCAAGCCAGGGATTGTGTTAGTCAATCCGTGCTTGAAAGTCGGCACTACGATGCCGCCTGTCGAGCCGGGCATACGCTGCATATTGCGCAGCACAAATGGTGCGGCGATGCTGTCGGTCTTGCCGGTGCGTCGCCCTGCGACTATAACTGTGGTGTTCGCGCCGATAAGCTGCGTTAGGCGTTGGGGCTTGTTAAAGTAAACTTTCTTGTCGGCCATATTGGAAAAATTTGTAAATTTGCAGGGTGAGCTGCTAAAATTCAGATAACTATGAGTAGAGAACTATTTGCAATAATCTTACTAATCGGCGTTCTTATGTTCGTCGGCCTCGTTATAATGTTAGGTATCTACTCTCGTCGCCAACTGAAAAAAGTTAATGAATTGAAGATGCCCCCGAACATAGAGCAGATAAGAAGAAAGAGCCGATTATTTGCCTTACTCGTTGTTATAATCTCCCTCATTTTTGCTTTCTTCATTTTTGGGAAATAACAGGTCAAATTCGAGGTCGACTTCCTCAAATTCCACATCTTCGATGTCGATTGTTTCGGCGCGATACTTTTGTATCATAGCCGAGATTTTCTCGTTGATGTTGGGGATAGGCTCGATGCCGAGGACTCGCGGATCATCGGTAGCGGTGAACGGCTGCACGAGTATTTGGTCGAGCGGCAGTGCCTGTTCATCTTCGAGGTCGACGCGGTTCAGCTTACCGTAGGCGGTGGCCGCACGTTCCATAGTCTTGCTGTCCTTGCGCTTCTCGGCCATTTTGTAAGTTGCGATAAGCATTTCGTTGGTGCGCCAACGGTGGAAGTCGCGGCTTGCGCTGCCGAGCATGGGGAGCAAGGACTTGACAACGGCAAGGTCGGAATAAGCCGTTGTGCGGTGTATTCCGTGGCGTTGGCATACCTCGGCGACAAATTCGCGGTCGGTGCCGTCGGGGTTTGCGATGAACCAGTTATACATTTCGCGCACACGAAGCACCTTATCCACAACGGCTTGTGGATATTGCTCTCGCAGTTCTACCTCTTTGGTGAACAAGTGCGCCCGGCATACATCTATGGTGTTCGGTGTTGGCACGGCTTCAAGTATTAGGTTTGAGTTATGAGTGACGAAGTATTACTCGTCGTCCTCCATATCAAGTAAATTTCGGTGGGCGTTCTCGATAGCAAGCGGAGAGCCTACCTGTGCAAGCATCATTTCCTGGGAATGGAGCTTGACTTTTGATGCGGCCTTACCGCGTCGGTAGGCTTTCGACACCTCGGTTGTGCGGTCGGCAATATCGGAGCGCAGCACATCAGCCGGAATATCGAGTATTACGGCCATATCGGATATTTTGAGGTAGATAGACGCAAATTTTTCAATCTGCTGCAAGTCGTTCTCGGAATATCCGTGCGAGCCGAGAGAAGAATCAGGCTCGCCTGAATTATTCCGAGGCGATGCCGGATAAGCGCTGTGCGAATAGGTCATGTAGCGGTACGGAGTGATTGGTTATTAAATCGTTGACTTGGCCGTATAGATTTGCAAAAATCTCCGGCGAAGTCGAGATAAATGCCGACTCGTGGCGGTTGCCGCGAGTGAGGTTCTGCGAAGTTATGACCGACACGGTTTTTCCGGCTTCGGAGCGTACCAACAAAATCTTGCTATGATTGTCGGCAAGATATGTGCGCTCTATAACTTGGGTGATGAACGCCCAAAGTTTGAGCGTTTTGTTGGTGGCCTTATGGTCGAGCACAAGGTTGATGCGCGACACTTTATTTGCACGGCAGATAAAGAAAAGTCGGCGCAAAAATTCCTCGGAAATGGAGAAAGAAGTTTGCCAAACCTCGGCGGTGCCGACTTGGCTTAAAATCCATTCGAGAATGTCGGCCACCTGCACGGCATTAGAAAGATATGCCTGAAATGGCGTATCTTTCAGTGGGCGGAGGATTTGGTCGATGTCGGCAGTGCGTTTCACTACGTTTAGGTTTTAAGTTTAAGTTATGAGTGACGAGGTGATTTTTTGCGTGAGGTCGTCTTACCTTTTACCTTGTCACTCTGCCCTATGACGTATGTATCGTATGCCTCCCAGTTGGCGTGCAGCTTCTTGTCGAGCGATATAAGTTCTTTGAGGAACGGGTAACGCTCGGAGTCGGGGCAGGTGGCGCTGTCGAGCGAAAGCGAGCGGAGGCGCAGATGCAGTTCGCGCATACGTTGGAGGATAGAGAGATTTTCAACGTATTTCGTCTTGATGTCGTCGGGGAGTGCGTCGTGGTCGGCACGTTTGCCTTTTGGCTGCTCGTCGGCTTTGGCTGCGAGCGGTATGTGTTCGGCCACGATAGCCTCGACCTGCTGCTCCATTTCCTCGACCTGCGCACGGGTGAGGTCGGCGACGCGGAAGTTGTAATACTTTTGAAGTTGGTACTCCACGAAGTCGTGGCGGCGGTCAATTTGCGAGATTATGTTGCGGTACATAATCTGATTGCCCGACAGCTTCAAAAGATAGAGTGCGCCTACCGAGTAGTCGCGCTCCGCTTCCGGCGTTTCGAGCCATTGCTTGATTTGTTCGGTAAATTTGTGGTCCATTATGCGTTAGCTTTTGGTTGCCACAAAATTAGTCAGGCCATTATAGCGGCTAAAAGACGAAAAATGCGTAACTTTGCGATAAAAGCAAGATTACGAAATGAAAAAATATATAGCACTTTTCTCTATATTGGCCGTTTCAATATTGGCTTATGCAAATATTGAACGATATTATATCGAAAAAATAGAGGTATCTCGACAGGAGTATTTGGGAGTTGACACTACTTTAATCCGTGAGCGCGAGGTTTGGTCTTCGGGTGACACAACAACATATGTAATTACCCCTGGGATTTATGCTCGGATAGATAGTATTACACAGCCTGGGAAAATCATGGTAACGAAAAAATCTGATATGGAGATTGCCTACATTGACTCTATAATGTCGGCACATTATAGAACACAGGTGTCTAAAATAAAAGTTGGAGATAGGTTGCCAACTTTTAACTTTGAAAAATACATTATATCGAGTGACAGCATATTGAGTTATAATGACGCATTAAAAGGGAAAGTTTTATTGTTGAATTTTTGGGCTACGTGGTGTGGCCCGTGTATTGAGGAATTGAAACCAGCACATCTGCAATCTATTATCAACGATTTATCTAACGATGAAACATTTGTTTTCATACCAATTTGTATAAACCACAGTAAAGAAGAAATTGATAATTTCTTCGACACTCCTCTTGGTAAAGAGTTGGAATGGTTAAAGTATGAAATAGCTTGGGATAAAAATGGTGAATTTGCCGAAATGTTATCTGTCGGTGGAATACCTTTAACTATCCTTGTAGATAAAAACGGTATAGTTCGTCTAAACGAGGCAGCAGCATTTTTAAAAGAAGATGATTTAATGCGGCTTAAAACTGAAATAAGCAAACTTTTGAATTAAAGTTTATTATTTATACCTGTGAAGAAAATGAGGTTATAACCGAGCGGTTGGAGCAGGTCGCGCATCGAGAGCATCGTTGCGCCGGTGGTGACAAAATCGTCAAATACGATTATGTTGCGCTCGGTCGGTGGCTCTTTGACAAGGGTAAAGACAGCCCCGACACGATGCTTTGAGTGACACTCGGCGAGATCTTCGTAGAAGTTCACGCCCAGGAGTGTTGCGAGCCTTGCGGAAATGAGCGATGCAAAATTGCGTTCCTTGTGGCGACGCTTCGGCGAGGTGACGATGCACCAGTCGCCGGTGGCGAGCGAATTGCCGAGTATCTGCCGGATAAGGGTATTCATACCCACAGCGAATTTCCCGACCATATCGGGGTCGCTCTTGATGTCGGTGAGAGTCCGGCCATAGAGCGACTTTTTCCAAAGGGAGATAATGCCAAAAGCCGGGTTGCGGTAGGAAATGCGCACCTTATTAGGGGCGAAGTCGCAGCGAGCCTCGGCCTGTTGCACATCTTTCCACGCGGCACGGCTCTTTTCGGCGAAAAGGTCTTTGGTACGGGAGGGAGTAAAAGATGCGTCGAGGTCGGGAACATCAAGCGAAGGCACTTCGATGTCTTTCAACACTTCGTCCAACGCTATCGCTCCCTCCCTGACGCATCGTTTGGGGAGTGGAAATTGGAGATTGGGAATTGGTTTGTCAATCATACAATTACCAATAACCTGTTACCTTTCAGGCGGCTTTCTTGCACTCGATGTCGCCGTCCTCGGTTTCGAGAGTGCCGACATAGAACGGCGCAGGCACCTCGTCGGTAGCCTCGACGTTGATAGTGGTAGAGGTGGTGCCGGTGGCACCCTGTCCGAGGTCTTGTGCGACGGTGGCCTTTGTGCTCCATTTGTCGTTGCCGAGGACGCGGAAGTTGCCTTTCATATCCTCGATTACGAAAACATTGTCGGTGTTGTTGATGTAGGCAGCGGCGGCGGAAGCGTCCGCGCCCACGCCGGGGTGAACGGCGACAAGTTTGTTGAGCTGCGTTTGGCTCGGAAGCTCGCCCTGCGCCTCGGAGGTCAGCTGCGATTTGTCGGGGAGTATGTCGATATATCGCCATTTGGCATCGGCGGCGAGAGTGAAAGAGCCGTCGAGGATAGCCGACGTGGGGCGACCGAGTTCATCACGGGGAAGCTGCGGAAAGGCCACAATCAGGCTCTTGGCGAGATAGTAGATGCGGCGTTTCACACCGGGCAGCTCGGGGGTGCCCTGACACCACCCGAGCGACTTTTGGATTGAGGTACATTTTGTAGCCATAGCGGTTTGATGAGTTGTTGAGTGATGTGTCTATGAGGGTCACACGGCGATTTCCACGGTTTTGAAACGTCGCTTGTCGAGGGTTTCAAACTGCACACCGAAGAACATAGTGGCGATGTATGAGAGGATAAAGGGTGCGTATTCCTTTACCATTACATTCTCCACGTCGCCCATTTGGTCGTAACCGACGAGCATATTTGCCTTGGTGGTGACGTGCATAAACTTCGACCCGGCCTTGTTGTAGAGGGGGCAGAATTTGAGCTTGCCGTTTGACCCCTCGACGGCACCCTGTCCGTACTGGTTGTTGTAAGGTATGCCGCCGTGTGTGAGCAGATAGCCCTCGTTGTATTTGTCGACGAAGTCCTGCGAGCAGTAGAGGTAGAGGTCTTGGCTGCGGAGGCGAGGGTCGAGGGAGAACAGGATTGATTTGGCGACGTCCACGGCGTTTGCCGCAGTGATTTCATCGTCGATTTTCATATAGTTGCCCTCGGCCTCGGCGATAGCCCCGGCGGCGATTTCCTTTTCGGTGATAGTGTCGAAGCCGTCGAACAGGTCGGCGGTGGTGTCACCGGCGGCGTTGCGCACACCGTTCCATATAGCATCGTTAAGATGCTCGGAGAGGTTTTTGGCGATGAGGGCGAGGACGTGGCGAGCGGTGGGGGTTGTCATCTGGCCGTCGCCCTTTGTCGCGCCGGAGCCGAGCAGTGTTGAGATAGCGGTGTTGGGCTCGAAGTTGGCGACTACGGAGCCAAAGTGCGTTTCGAGGTCGCGGAAGTCGATGCCGAGGTTGTAGTCGACGGCACGTTTGGGATTGTAGGGCGCGAACTGCGCATCGCCCGTGAGGGAGCCGACGCGCTCCTTGTATCGGATACCGGGGCGGCCCGTCATATATTGGAGGGTGTCGCCGATGCCGATAATGGGGAGCATAAGGAGGTCGGAACGGTACTTGACCGCGGCCTCCTGGTACTCTTTGAGTGTAAACTGGAATTTGCCTGCCATAGTGGGGAGTTTAGAGTTGAGTGGTTAGGGTTTAGGGAGGTGTCAGACCTCGTTAAAGAGCTGACGGGCGGAGTTGCAGGTGTTGACGAAAGCCTCGACCTCGTTCTTGGGTGCAGGGTCGCCGGCAGGTTTGGAGTCCTCGACAACCTGCTTCGACGGCTCCGCCGGAGTCTTGGCGAGCTTTGCTTCGAGTTGGGCGATGCGGCTGTCGCGTTCCTCGATAGTCTTCTTCTGCGAGTCAGCAAGGGCGGTGGCCTCGGTGAGCCGGGCATTGAGGGCGTTGTACTCCGCCTCGGTGTAGGTCTTGGGCGTGGGGTTCTCGGTTGGCATTGGGATATTGTTGGATTGGTTCTTGAAAAGCGATGACAGGGCTGTGATGAACTTGCCGAAAGCGCTCTCGCGCTCGGCTTCGGAGATTGGAATATCAGGAATAGGCATACCTGCGTCGGCCATTGCCGAGGCAAGGGCATCGGTGAGCCGTGGGGCGGAGTCTTCGGCAAGGTCGGTGATTTCATCGACGAAGCCCCAGTCGAGGGCTTCCTGCGGAGAGAGCCAGCCTCCGGCTTTCATCAGGGCGAGCAGATCCTCGGGCTTGCGCTTGCAACGCGCGGCATATAGCCGTGCCACGTTTTGGTCGAGCTTGTCGAGGTCGGCCTTGATTTTCTCGCAGTCGGCTATGAGGGTGGCGAACTGGTCGCTGTTGAGCGAACCCCATTCAAAGAAAGCCATTGAGCATTTATGCACGAGGTACATCGCGCCGGTGTCTATGGAGATATGGGCCGCGCCGAGCGATGCTATTGTAGCGGCGGAGGCGTTCAGCCCAACAAAATGCACGTTGACGTTGCCGTGGTTGCGGAAAGCAGCGGAAATGGAAAGGCCGGTGGCAAGTGAGCCACCGAGGGAGTCGATGAGCACGTTGACCTGCTTGCCGTCGTGACGTGCAAGCTCGCGGTCAACGGTCGAGCGGTCGAAGTCGGAGCCTCCGACATAGCCTTTGAGCGAGATATTGTAAGTGGTCTTTGCCATTGAGCGGTGATGTTTTACACCGCAAAGCTACCGCTGTATATAAGTGGTGGAAAAGACACTGAAATTCCGAAAAAATGCGTAACTTTGTATTTGGAAATCAAGGAATATTACAAGAAATGGCAATACTTCAATTACCGGAAAGTCAGAACGTAGAGTTTAAGGAGAGTTGGCGAGATGAATACCTAAAATGGGTATGCGGTTTCGCTAACGCTTACGGTGGCTATATTTACATCGGAGTTGCCGATGTATCACGTCAGATAATAGGCGTTGCTGACAGCAAACGCCTAATGGAAGATATACCGAATAAGATTGTTACCAATCTCGGAATTGTTGCCGATGTCAATTTGAAACAAGCGGACGGCCTTGATTATATTGAGATAATTGTAAGTCCGAGTAATATTCCTATTTCATATAAAGGCGTTTATCATTATCGTTCAGGAAGCACCAAACAAGAATTGAAAGGTGCTGCCTTACAAGATTTTCTTTTAAGAAAATTGGGAAAGACTTGGGATAATGTGAGTCTTGAAGAAGCGACAATCGAGGATATAGACAGGGAGTCTATCGAATATTTTTTGCGTAAGGGTATTGCCGCACAACGTATCCCGGAGAGTTTGCTGTCTGCATCAACTGACGAAATTCTTATGTCGCTCCAATTGATTGATAGTGAGGGCAAACTTAAAAATGCGGCCATACTTTTGTTTGGTAATAACCCTGCAAAATATTTCCACAGCGTCGAATTTAAGATTGGCCGTTTCGGGAAAGATGAGTCAGACCTTATAATCCAGGACGTAGTCGGCGGAAATCTTATCCAAATGGCGGACAAGGTAATGGATATTTTAAGAGCCAAGTATCTTGTGTCGCCAGTCCGTTTTGAAGGTATGCAGCGATTTGAGAGCCTTGAAATTCCAATAGAAGCACTGCGCGAAATACTTTACAATGCGATAGCGCATAAGAATTATATGGGTGCAGCTATACAGATGCACGTATATGATAACAGGATAGAGATATGGAACGACGGTAATCTCCCGGAGGGATATACCGAAGATACGTTATACAGCAGCCACCCGTCGGTGCCTCGTAATCCGGCGATAGCCAATGTAATGTTTAAGGCCGGGTTTATCGACACATGGGGCCGAGGATATAGGAAAATATATACAGGCTTCAAGAATAACGGTTTGCCAATACCAACAGTCGGTAATCATTTCAGTGGTGTTCAAATAGTGATTGAACGCACTGTTTTTAACCGACTTAATTCTAATGTCGGAAGCGATGTCGGAAATAATGTCGGAAGCGATGTCGGAAGCGATGTCGGAAATAATGTCGGAAACGATGCCGTAACAGCTACTCAAAAAAAGATAGCTGAAAGATATAACTCAATAAGAGAAATAATAAAGGGTAATCCTTTTATTACAGCGGCGCAACTTGCAAAAATATTGTCAGTAGCGGATAGAACCATAGAACGGGATATTGCTAAAATGCAAGAAGCCGGAGTTTTGATAAGAGAAGGAGATAAAAACGGTGGCCGTTGGATTATAATAAAATAAACGCCAAAAAGAGCCGCCCCTTGCGGAGCAGCCCAAAGAGGGAGAGAAGGAGGTCAGGGGTCAGACCGGGCGGAAAACGTGGCCGTTTGC